AGTGTCCGGTCTACCTGCGGGGGCCAGAGTCGGTGCTTGAGAACTTTGAGGCTGACCACAAGATCTACGGCCAGCCAAGGAACTTTGGCGATGACTACAACGAGGTGATCGAAGCGGCACTCAAGGACTGGTCATCTTGCCTTGTGGCCAACGATGACATTGTGCTGACCCCGACCAGCGTCAAAACCTTAATCGAGGATGTGGCCATCATCAAGACCATGCGCAGCGTGAAGGCTGGATGGGTGGCGTCAAGGACTGATGCGGCTCCGGCTGACCAAAATGTGAGGATTACTGAGAAACCTGAGAAGCTGAACTTTTACAAGTTTCCGTCCGAGGCCCACATCAAGATGGTCGGGGTGATCAGCCCAATTTTTGCGTGGATCTCAAGCGATGCATTTGAAGAGGCAAAGTTTCCCCCTCTCAATTGGTACTCAGATGATGTGCATTGTAGGGATTTGATCGAAAAAGGCTACTCGCATTTTGTGAGTGCCAGCTATGTCCACCACATCGGCAGCAACACAATTGGCTTTAATGCCCAAAAACTGCATGAGGACGCGCTGCCGTGGCTCATGGAGAATCGTCCAAAATATGCTAAGGCTTGGTTTGATGTTTAAAGACTAAAATTCAGGCAATGCGGTTTACCTAAAGGCACAGCCATGATTGAAAACATTACCGACAATTTATCCACCGACATTGCAGCCACTGAGCCAATGGACGATGCAGAACTGCAAGCGATCATCACGCAAGACCTGACCGATGCGGTGAGCTATGTGGACAGCGACCTGTCGCCCACCCGGGCGCGGGGGACTGAATACTACCGAGGCGACCCATTTGGAAATGAGGTTGATGGCAACAGCAAAGTGGTGGCGATGGAGGTGCGCGACACTGTGAGCGCCATGCTGCCCAGCCTGATGCGGGTGTTTTTTAATTCTGAGAATGTGGTCGAGTTTGCGCCCCGTGGGCCAGAAGATGTTCAGATGGCGCAGCAGGCTACCGATTACGCCAACTATGTATTCCAGAACGACAACAACGGGTTTTTAACCACTTACGCTATTTTCAAAGATGCCTTGGTACGCAAATGCGGCATTGCCAAATTCTTTTGGGAAGACGAAGAAAAGGTGAGGATTGAAGAGTATTCGGGTCTTGATGATCAGACGCTAGAGATGCTGATGCAGGAGCCTGGTGCTGAAGTCAAGATTGTTGTCTCTTACCCAGACCCAAATATTGACGAAATGCAGATGACCACTATTGATCCGATGACGGGTCAGCCGGTGACGATGCCTGCTCCAATGATCCACGATGTGCAGATCAAGCGCATCACCAAGGATGGCCGGATCAGGATTATGGCCGTGCCGCCAGAGGAATTGCTGCTTGACCGGCGTGCCCGATCTTTTGACGATTCAAGCCTGATTGCCCACAGGCAGATGGCCACTGTGGCTGACCTGATTGCGATGGGCTATGACCAAGATGAGATTGAAGAAAATCTGTCAACGACAGACTTGGACAGCAATGATGAGTATTTGGCGCGGCAGCCACTGAGTACCACATTTGGCACGAATGACGCCGCCAATCCAATGATGCGCAGGGCGCTGTACATTGAGGCGTATTCCCGTGTGGACTTTGATGGTGACGGCATTGCCGAGTTGCGCAAGGTCTGCTGCATGGGCGGCGGCTACAAAGTGGTGCGTAATCTGCCAGCCAGCTATATCCCGTTTGCTGACTTTCCCTGCGATCCGGAGCCACACACCAGCCCCCTTGAGGCCATGTCAATTTTTGACATTACCCGCGACCTGCAAGAGATCAAGTCTGAGATTCTCCGTAATACGCTGGACAGCTTGGCGCAATCCATCCACCCGCGCACGGCGGTGGTTGAGGGACAGGTCAACATTGACGATGTGCTGAACAACGAAACCGGCGCGATTATCCGCATGCGTGCGCCAGGGATGGTGCAGCCTTTGACTACGCCATTTGTGGGTCAGGCGGCATTCCCGATGCTGGAGTACATGGATCAGATCAAGGAAGACCGCACCGGCATGAGCAAGGCGGCGATGGGTCTGAATGCTGATGCCCTGCAATCAAGCACTAAGGCGGCAGTTAATGCGACTATCAGCGCCAGCCAAGGCCGCATTGAGTTGACGGCACGCATTCTGGCCGAGGGTATGAAGAAGCTGTTTAAGGGCATTTTGTTTTTGACCACTACGCACCAAGACAAAGCACGCATGGTGCGTATGCGCAATGAGTGGGTGCAGATTGACCCAAGATATTGGGATGCCAGCATGGATGCCAATATCAATATTGGTTTGGGCAATGGCGACACCAACGAGCGACTGCAAGGATTGATGACTATTTTGGCCAAGCAAGAGCAAATTTTGCAGCAGCTTGGCCCACAGAATCCATTGGTTACGCCGCAGCAGTTTAGTAATACCCTGCGCAAGATTGTGGAACTGTCTGGATTTAAGGATGCGTCCAGCTACTTTCAGAACATCCCTGCCGACTATGTGGCCCCCGTCCAGCAGCCCAAGGCCACACCAGAGGAGCTACTGGCACAGGTGCAGGCCGAGTCCATCAAGGCTGACATCCAGAAGAAGGCGGCAGAGTTGGAGCTAAAACGCCAGCAAATGATGATGGATGACGATTTGCAGCGCGACAAGATGGCTCAAGACTTGTACCTCAAAAAGTACGAAATTGAGTTAAAGTACAAATCACAGATCAGTACGGCTGAGATTGATGCGGCTCAGAATATTGATCGTGAAGCAATTCGTCAGCAGGCGGCACTTGCCCAGCAGCAGGCGGCTCAGTTTATTGAGCAGCAGCAGCAGCCGATGCCGCCGATGATGAATCCATCAACCTTTAATGGAATGGCACAATAGTGACAAATGAAGACCAGGTAAATAAGGGCCGAAAGGCCAAGCAGTTACTTGAGGACGAAACCCTTAACACTGCGATGACAAAATTGGAAAATGACCAACTTTGGGCATTTCGATCCTCGAAACCCGAAGAGTCTGTGAAGAGAGAGACGGCGTGGTGCATGATGCAAGCAATCGATGGTTTGCGGCAAGAGTTAGTCCGGATCATGGACAACGGCAAGATTGCACAGAGCGCTATCACTAAATCACAGAAAAATCTAATTTAAGAAAATATCATGGCAGAAATACAAGCAACGAATTTGGCCGATGCGGCCAGTGCTATCTCGGCAATGTTAGCCCCTGAAAAAGGACAAGCAGAAGTTGACGAGACGCAGCCAGCCGAAGAGTCCGAAGAGGACTTAGAGGCAGCGGCCTCCGAGGATAATGAATCTGGTGTGGAAGACGCGCCAGAGGAAGAATCCTCGGAGGAACAGTCTGGAGAAGATGAAGAGCCAGAGGAGCAAAAACAGCCACAGACTTTCACCGTCAAAGTTGACGGTAAGGAAGTTGCTGTGACACTGGATGAACTCCAAAAGGGCTATTCAAGGACTCAGGACTACACCCGAAAAACGCAGCAGATTGCCGAAGTGCGAAAGCAAGTCGAGCAAGAAACGCAGGCAGTTCGGGCCGAGCGTGGACAGTACGCTCAATTGTTGGGAGCATTGCAAGCCCAACTTCAGTCTTCAGAGCCGCAGATCGATTTGGATCGTCTTTATCAGGAAGACCCAATCGAGTGGGTGCGGCAAAAAGAGGTCTTGCGGGATCGACAGGAGAAGGCATACGCTATTCAGGCCGAACAGCAGCGCCTTAACCAGTTAATGCAGCGAGAGCAGCAGCAGTCTATTCAGCAGCATCTAGAGAGTCAAAAAGATGCGCTGTTGGCGGCACTGCCGGAATGGAAAGACGCAAAGAAAGCAAAGCTCGAAAAAGCAATGCTTATTGAATCTGCCAAGTCTGCCGGTTTTTCTGATGAAGATTTGAAGAGTGTTTACGATCACCGGCTGGTCTTACTGCTGCGAAAAGCGGCACTGTTTGACCAGATGGTAAGTAAACGCCAAGGCATTAAGCCTGTGGTGAACAATGGCCCACGACCAGCCAAGCCAGGTGCAGCGGGTCGGGTTTCGGCGACAAGTGAGGTTACTCGCGCACAGCAGCGTCTTGCAAAAACGGGTCGTGTCGATGATGCGGCTGATGCAATTTACAAACTTTTATCATAGGGAAAAATCATGGCTATCGTTAGCAATACATTTCTGACTTACTCTGCAAAGGGTATTCGGGAAGATCTTAGCAATGTGATCACAAACATTGCGCCAGAAGAAACGCCTTTCATGTCCAACATTGGCCGTGAAAATGTGTCTAACACTCTGTTTGAATTCCAGACAGATACACTCGCCGCTGCTGCCGCAAATGCACAGCTTGAGGGTGATGATGTCGGCACTTTTGATTCAGTGGTTGCCACTGTTCGAGTGCAGAACTACTGCCAAATTAGCCGCAAGACTATTGTCTTGTCAGCTACTGAAGAGGTGGTGAACAAGGCTGGCCGTAGAAGCGAATTGGCGTTAACTTTGCATTGAAGCGCCCTTATTCGGTAACGAATAAAGAAAAACTAGGTGAATTGCTGGAAACCCTTTAGAGCCTGATACACCACAACATAGCCCGAAAGAGCAAGTGTGATGGTCCAAAAAGAATCAGGATTAGGCAATCAGCAGCCAAGCGCCGTATAGGCGAAGGTTCAACGACTAGGGAGTAATCCCGTAGGACCAAGTGGTCCGAAGTGCCTGGCCCCAGAGATGGGTGAAGATATAGTCTGATCTTGTATGAAAGTACAAGCCTCGAAAGAGGGTCAAGAAAGTAACGAATCTTGGCAAACAAATATGACCAAATTGCAAAACGCGGTTCTGAGCTAAAGCGCGATCAGGAATTCATCATGTTGTCAAACACTGGTGCGGTTGCTGGTGACTCGACTACTGCGCGTAAGACGGGTTCTTTGACGGCCTTTTTAAAGACCAACATTGATTTTGACACCACCAATGGTGCAAGCCCGACTTACACCACGCTGCCTTCCGCTGCCCGTACCGATGGCACTGTGCGCACCTTCACTGAAACCATTCTCAAGAATGTGATTCAGAAGGTGTGGACTGCTGGCGGCACGCCAAAAATCCTGATGGTTGGCCCCGTCAACAAGCAGCGCGTTTCTGGTTTCAGCGGCATTGCATCTTCACGCTTTAATGTTGACGGCGGTGCAAAACCTGCCACATTGATCGGCGCTGTAGATATTTATGTTAGCGATTTCGGAAATGTTTCTGTAATTGCGAACAGATTCCAGCGTGAGCGTGATGCTTTTGTACTAGATCCTGATTACGCCAAAATGGTTGTGCTGCGTCCTTACCAGCAGATCGATTTGGCTAAAAGCGGCGATGCCGATAAAAAAATGCTTATCGCCGAGTGGGGATTGAAGATCTCTGCGGAGAATGCTCACGGCTTGGCCGCTGACTTGGTTACTTCTTAACAGTAAGCAACGGGAAGGGCCAGAGAAATCTGGCCCTTTTTTTAAATGATTCACAAAAGACTATTGAGCGAAAACAAAGATCAAGGCATCACCCGCTACTGGCATGAGAATGCCGAAACCGGCGATGTGACCATTGAGACTGAACAAGATGTGACTGCGGTCATTGAGGCCAATAAGGGCATCTATAACGCTGTGGACGGCAAGGCCAACTGGAATGGTGAGTGGCACTTGGTGGCATCCATCCCCGAGGCTCTTTACTACAAGATGAAGGCCGAGGGCAAGATTGATGATCAAGAGTACATGAAGCGCTGGCTCAACGATCCTGACAATCAATTTTTTAGAACACGACCAGGGAAAGTATGAACTACATTGCGGTCTGCACTCCAGCACGGGACATGGTTCACACCATGTACAGCTATGACTTGGTCAACATGGTTGCGTATCACACGCTCAATACCAATGACGCTGTAAGCCTCAAGATCAGCCAAGGCACTTTGATTGCCAATCAGAGGGCAGAGCTATCATTGGACGCAATGCAAGAGGATTGCAGCCATATCCTGTTTATTGACTCTGATATGCGGTTTCCACAAGACATGATTGGGCGACTCCTCAAGCACGACCTTGACATTGTGGCAACCAACTGCGCACGGCGCAGAATGCCAACTGGCCCTACAGCGCAACTTTACAAAGAGAACGGCGACAGGGAACTGGTTTGGACGATGCCGGAGTCCACCGGACTGCAAGAGGTGGGGTCTGTGGGGATGGGTGTAATGCTGATCAAAAAGAATGTCTTTGCGGCACTGGCCGAGCCTTGGTTTGAAACACCTTGGCGCATGGACAAAAGAGGCTACATTGGTGAAGATGTTTTTTTCTGTCAGAAAGCAGCGGCTGCTGGGTTTAAAATATGGATTGATCACGATGTCTCCAAAGAGATTGGACACATTGGGACTTTTGAATTCAAGCATGACCACACCTGGGTGATGAAAGAAATAGAGGCAGTCTGATGGCACTGACAACCTACACCGAGCTAAAGACTTCAATTGCGGATTGGCTGAATCGTTCAGATTTGACAGCCACTATTCCTGACTTTATTTCTTTGGCAGAGGCGCAGATTGAGCGCACGCTGCGCACCCGTCAAATGCTGACAAGAACAACTTTGACTATTGATGGCGAGTTTGAGTCAACGCCGGCTGACTTCTTAGAGACTCGGGCACTGAAACTAACCAGCACAAACCCAGTATCGCCTTTGTCTTTTATGACGATGGACTCATTGGATGAAGAGGCAACAAAATTTACGGCCAGCGGCAGGCCCAAATTTTTTGGCGTGGTCGGCACTCAGTTTCGGTTTGTGCCAACGCCGGATGCAAGCTATACGGCAGAGATCGTGTACTTTGCAAAGCTGAGTAAGCTGTCCTCAAGCGTATCAACTAATTTTCTTTTAACATCAAGCCCTGACATTTATCTGTATGGCTCACTGTTGCAAGCAGCGCCATACCTGCAAGACGATGCGCGTATGCAGGTGTGGGCGACTCTTTACGAGCGTGCATTGACTGATCTGCAGGTGGCCGATGATCGTGGCTCAACTTCCGGCGGCAATTTATTGACCCGCGCAAAAACTTTTGGCTAAGGACTAAAAATGGCAAAGACAGAATCATTGACGCAAGAGCGCTTGAAAGAAGTGCTGCACTATGATCCTGAGTCCGGCGTTTTTACATGGGCTGTCAATAGAACTAGAGCATCAAAAGGCCGAGTGGCTGGTGGCATTGATGGTCATGGATATTGGCTTATTTGTATAGATGGAGTCAAACATAGTTCTCATAGACTTGTTTGGCTTTATCTTTATGGCTTTTATCCGGATGAAGTTGATCATCAAAACCATGTCCGAGCCGATAATAGGTTTGTCAATCTTAGGGCAACTGACCGGTCTGGAAATGGTCGAAACATATCAAAGCCAATTGACAACAAATCTGGTGTTGTTGGGGTTTCATGGACTAAAAGATTAGGCAAGCGATATGACAAATGGGAGGTCAGAGCTTGCGGGAAATTTTTAGGGTATTTTGATGACTTTTTTGAGGCTGTTTGCAAGCGCAAATCAGCAGAATTGAAATTAAACTTTCACCCAAACCACGGCATTTAACGGAGATTTATCATGGCAGATTCCACGACGACCAACCTGTTGCTGACCAAGCCAGAAGTCGGGGCTTCGGCAAACACTTGGGGTACTAAGGTCAATACCGACCTTGATTTAGTAGATGCTATTTTTGCCGCAGCAGGTACTGGCACAAGTGTTGGCCTGAATGTTGGCGCTGGTAAGACCTTGGCTGTGGCGGGTACTCTGACGGCGACAGGCACAACAAGTCTAACTTCACCAGCAGTTACCACCAGCCTGACAACACCATCCACCACCTTTGCTCTGGCCAACACCACAGCAACCACTGTGAATCTGGCTGGTGCGGCTACAGCCGTAAACATTGGTGCGGCTACAGGCACTGCCACTGTTAACAATACAACACTAGCGGCCAAAGCAATTACGGCCAGCACGACTCTGGCGGTGACGGGTACATCGACACTGACTGGTGCTGTCACAGCAACAGCAGGGGTGACAGGGCCAATCACATCAAGCAGCGTAGCGATTACGGGTGGCTCAATCACCGGCATCACTGATCTGGCGGTGGCCGATGGCGGCACGGGCGCATCTACTGCTGCTACTGCTTTGAATAACTTGCTGCCATCACAAACCTCTGCTGCCAACAAGTATTTGCAAAGCGATGGCACTAATGCGGCATGGGATGCGATTACTGTTTCTACCTCGGACATCACTGGAACGCTGGCGGTTACTAATGGCG